GATTGGAATCTCGCCGTACTCAGTGTGGTAGATCGTGTTGATGCCTTCATGTCCATAGTTAGACAGAGATGCAACATTGGCACCATCACGCTTTAGAAGTTTGACTAGTGCATCGGTAGCTTGGCCGTATCCGGTTGGCTGTCCTGGCGAGTTGCTAAAGACAGATACAGTGCCCTTTAGTTTTCTTTTGGTCTTGCTCATGTAGGTTTCTCCCTTTGTTGCCATAATCCTAGCAAAAGACAAGCCCCAAGCGAACCTACACGCTTGGGGCTTGTCAGCTTATTTAGCTAGGGCTAATTACTTACCCTGGTAGAAACCGATATGGCTAGAAATCGTCAATCCGCCATCGACACGCATCAAACCACGATAGGTTACGGTGTCATTTGCAAAAGCGTAATCGGTTGACTGATCGACTCTTACGCCGCCGGCAACTCTAATTTTGAAACTCGGTAAGTGCCCAAAAAGTACCGACTTAGCGGCGGTACCTACGGCTGCAACATTCGGGTTTTCGTACACTGGGTAGCCAAGCAAAGTTGCTGGCTGTCCAACAACTGCGTTGTCGGTCCAGATGTAAGCACCTGACTCATCCTTTAGCTTACGAGCGGCTGCAATACCGGTCTTGCTCATCTGGAAACCAAGTCCAGGTAGAACACGAGCACCATCAGCGATGCCGTAAACCAGGTCAATCAAGTCCTCGTATGAAGCAGCGAAGTTGGTAGCGGTTCCACGAACTACTGATCCAGCAGCAGCAGATAGCTTTGTGGTTAGAACATCGTTGACCTTTAGACCAAGTGAAGTTCCAAGCTGCTGTGCAATGTAGTTTGTAATGTTGAACCCTGCATCGCTCACTAGTTCTTGTGCGATTTGGCACAAAGCTCCGTATTTCTCAGCTCCTAGTGTGATTGAAGCAAAGGTTGGGTTGCTCTCAGAGATAGCTGAACCTGCTGCTACTGAACCAGATGTAGAGGTTGCAGTCACAGTTGGGATAACTAGGTTCTCACCAGAGGCTGTGTTGAATACCTCAGACACAGTTAGCATTGGGCCAACTAGCTGGGCGATTGCAAACACCTGGTCGTAGAAGCTCTGTCCAACAGTGTTCGAGCTTGGAACTAGAGTGCGGTTCTCACGAGCGAACTCGTGTCCACGAATCTCACCCATAGCGATTGAGCGAAGGATGTCAGCGTCAGAGTTTTCTGGTGCTGATGTTGATGGTGAGAACGAAGCTGCTGCCTCGGCTGCACGAGCCTCACGCTCAGAGATTGAGCGAGCGGTTGAGATAGCTGTGTCGGCTGAGTCAATGTCAGCTTCGATACGGGCAATCTTCTGGTTTTCTTCTGCTGATAGACCACGCTTTTCAGCCTCTGCGAAGTCTAGGACTTCTCTCGCCTGAGCGATGAGGTTGTTGCGAGCATCTATCTGTGACTTGATAAAGTCTGACATGATTCTCCTGTTAGTTAGTTGATTAGGGTTTCCTGCGGTGCTGACACTCAACAGACACAGCGGTGCTTACACTCAACTGCTACTCACAAGTTTATAGGCAGAAAAAAACCCCAGCTCAGGAAGGGGGCCGAGCTGGGGTAAAGAAACTAGTTAGCGAGTTTCTTTTGCGTCAACAACCCTAACTTCTTTGGCTGGATTGTTTGCGTTTGTGTTGTCTAGCTCCCAGACTGCCTGAGCAAAGTCATCGGCTAGATCTCTAATGATACCTGTTGATGGGTTGCCGGCTGCCTTTAGTAGGGCTGCTTTGATTTCATCTTTGGTTGCCATGATTAGATCCTTTTCAGTAGTAGGTCAAATTGCTTTTTCTTTAGGTCCAGCAAGTCAAGTCCGTTGTCAATAACTTCCTCAACACCTGGATTGGCTTTTAGCTTGTTGACTACCTCAGTAATCAAGTTTGCGTTTTCCTCATCTAGTTCCTCACCGGACTCTAGCTTTAGCAAAGCATCGGCAAGCTGGTCAGGGTTGATGGTTGGCTGTGAGCGTACCTGAGCTGTTGTTGCTTCATAGGCTGGGAAGCTCACGATTGACACCTCAAATAGTCTGACTGAATCTAGGGTGCGAGTCTGGCCATCTCTGCTCCAAGTGTCTTTGATTACATTGAAACCAAAGCTCATAGAATCGATTACCTTTGTGCGAAGAAGCTCGGCAACGTCTTTTCCTCGGCTGGTCTGTGGCAAAGTAGCTGTGACCTTTAGGCCTCGGTCATCCTCGACAAGTTGCATGGTGCCGCCTCTTAGTGAGGCAAGTGGCTCACCGCTGTCGTGGTTCCAAAGTAGCTTTACCTCATTGCGAGATTGTAGGGAACGCTTGAAAGCACCAGGGGCAACATACTCAATGAAGCCACCAAGGTCTTGTGATGGGCTGTTGAATACAGAGGCGTAGCCAGTAAAGGTCATGCCATCGCCCTCAGCCCTGACTTCAAACTCAACGCTGTTGGTTCTGACCTCTGGCTCTTGAGCCTTTGGGCCGTCAATCTTTAGGGCAATGGCTCTCGCCACATCTAGCCACTTGTTTTTACTGTCCATGCTGTTAGTTTCCTCTGCTCTGATTCTAGCAACAACTGAATCAGCGTAGTCCTTGGTGCGTTGTGCGGCTCTCTTAGATGGTCCTGATCCCCAAAGCAAATGAGCAACAACACCGGCTGATGGGTAGTTGTCAGAGTCTGGGTCTGCATCTGGGCTATCTAGGTCAACAAGGTGTCGAGCTATCCAAGCAGCAATCCTTATCCACTTGTCATCGCTGACTGTACCCTCTGCCATTGCTCTGGCTTCTCGAATAGTGCCAGGTGTGACACCATCGCCAGCCAGACCTTCCTCGTAATACTCAAGTCCACGCCGAGCTGCTGCTCTCATGTAAGCAGGGGCATCTTGGTTTACAGCTCTTACCTCACCCATGTCCTCATCCTCGTTAGGCTCCCAAGCGTTGCAATAGAAGCCACCATCAACAAAGTCATCCCAACGCTCACACCAGGCTTTGTCGCCAGCCTCGTTGATTTTTTCCTCGTTGAAAAAGAAACAGTTGCCACAGGCTCTGCCCTCTGGGACATTCTCGGCTAAGGCTGGTCTGTAGTTGTCGGGTAATTCTCTTAGCTCGCCACCAGGCTCAAGTTCCTCGGCAAGGGATAGTGCGATCATCTGGTCAATGGCTGACTGCTTAGAGTCTTGGCAAGATACGACTGAGCCATCCTCTTTGACTACTGCCCAGTCAGGGCAATCGGTGTTTTCCGAAATAAAATATGGAGCCATTAGGCAAGCCTCGCATTTACTGTTATGGTTCCACCGAGTGCGACAGCGGTTCCGTTTATTGTTATACCGCCAGCGTTTGCATCTATGCTGACTGTTTGAGTTCCTGAGTCATAAAGAATTGGTGAGGTAGCAGCGACTACTCCCGATGGGCCTGTTGCACCTGTGGCTCCGGTAGCTCCGGTTGCACCTGTCGGGCCAGTTGGTCCTGTTGGGCCTTCGGGTCCAGTCGGTCCTGTTGCCCCTGTTGCACCTGCTGGTCCTGTATCTCCGGTATCACCCTTTGGACCTTGTGCCCCAGTAGCACCAGTAGCCCCAGCCGGACCAGTATCGCCAGCCGGTCCAGTCGCTCCGGTAGCACCTTGAGGCCCAGCCTCACCAGTGTCGCCTTTAGCCCCAGCAGGGCCAGTTGCACCAGCCGGTCCAGTAGAGCCAGTCGGTCCGGTATCACCTGTATCGCCCTTTGGTCCTGTAGATCCTGTTGGTCCTGTGTCACCTGTGTCACCCTTTACACCTTGGGTTCCAGTAGGTCCAGTTGCTCCAGTAGCACCTGTGGCACCAGTATCGCCTTTATCGCCCTTGGGCAAAACAAAGCTTAGAGATTGTGAAGGTGCAGATCCGCTGACAGTGACAGCTGCTGCTGTTCCACTGCTGACAGTTCCCACCGATAAAGTTGTTGGCTCACCATAAACCACGCCGTTAGTCCAGCGGTTGTTAGGTGCATCCCAGAGAAGTGCATCGCCATCGGTCTTGCCGTTAGTCTGCACATCGTGAATCTCGCTTAGTGTCAAGCCAGTAGTCATGCGAACCAGGACTCGGCCTGAGCTTTGCTGGACTCTAGTCACAGCAGCAATAGGAAGCTTTAGGTTTGGTGCCTCTGGTTTGGTTGCTGTTAGTAGACCTGGGTTAGCTGGGTCTGCCCAAAGAATTGTGCCTAGCTGGTAAGCAGCGGTGTTCACATTTTGCAGAACACCCTCGGTCTTGACAAAGCCAAAGCCGTCAGCAGGGATAACCTCGGCTGTGATACCAACCATGTATTCATGTGGCACTGAGCCGTTAGTAATGGCAGGGCTGACCTTGACAGTATCGCCAACTGCACCTGCAAACATTACCAATCTAAACTTTGGGATGGCTACCGAGTTGCTGTTGTTCTTTACTCTTATGACTTGATCTTGACCAAGGTTGATACCGACATCATCATCAAGGCCAAGCCTGACTGTTTCTTGGTCAGCGTTCCAGCCAAATCTACCTGGCAAGATGTTGGCAACAGCGTTAGTGTCAAACTGAATCCAAGCTGGCTCAGAGATGTATTCAACCCCGACAAGGTTGTTGGCATAGGTCTGCTGGTAGATGTCAATGCGAGCTGAGGCACTGCCACTTGTGGTTATGGTGGCAGAGGTCGGCGATGTCGTTGTTATGACAGCGGTGCTAGTGGTGACAGTTATGCTCAACGAGTGACCTCTGGATCAACAATGATTGTGCCCTCGATAAGTCTTGTGACTACTGAGGCAGGGCTTACCATCTCAAGGTCATAGACATAAGGGCCAGCGGTTATAGCAGCGGTCTGCACTGCTGTTGCCTCAATCAGAATTGAACCAGCGGTTCCACCCAAAGTAATGCCTGTGCCAGAAGTCAAAGATAGAACTGCTGTGCCAGCGTCATAGCTATCTCTCATCTGCATCCGAGCTGTCCAGTTAGTCAAGTTGACAGGTGTGGTGACAGTGCCCTCGGTTGTATTCCAAACAAGGTTGTAGTCAAAGGATGCCCCTTGGAACATCGTCAAGTTTAGGGTTGCTGGTGCTTGCATTAGTCCACCTCATAGACTGCTGTTGGATCTAGTGGGTCAATCTGAGCAACACCTTGAAGCATTACGCTTGGTACCCCTGTGTGTTCGATTGCTGGCAAGCCAAGAGCTGCCAATACTTGCTCAGGCTTGAATCCTGCTGTGACCAATCTGTTAGCCATTAGCACTCGCTTATCCTGAGCAACAACCTCGGTGTCGGCTAGTGAGATGTTGGCTAGTGGGACTCGGTACTGGTCACCCTGCTCGACTGGCTCTAGATCCTCAAGTCTGCGAATGTCGTTGGTTGAGTAGAAACCTGCCTGAGTACCGACTGAGTAGGACTGCACTCTTGAAGCTAGGTCTGCCCTGAGTAGGTCGTTGAACTGAAACTTGATAAAGGCATCGCCAGGTAGTAGGCGAGAGAACGCTGCCTCAACCTTTTCTGCCAGCGGTCTTAGAGTCATAGATACAAACTGCAAGTTGTTCTGCTCAACAGATGCGTAGGATGCTGTGCCTGGTACACCTAATAGGTGAAGTGGCACATTGAAAGCTCTGGCAATTTCCTCGACTGCAAACTTGCGTGACTCTAGTGCTTGGCTTGCTTCTGGGTCAGTCTGAGTAGCAACAAACTTTGCACCACCGGATAGGACACCTGTGCGGTGTGCCCTGCGTGAGCCGTTTCTGTGGCGAGCGTCAAAGCCGTCTGCTAGTTGCTTTGCTTGCTCTGCGGTTAGGTTCCCAGGGAACTCAATTACACCGGATGCACTTGCACCAGTTCCAAAGAACCTTGCAGCGTAATCGCTTAGGGCAATGTTCAGTCCTAGTGACTGCTTTAGTGTTTCAACTCGGCTAAGGCCTGTTAGCTCACCTGGCAAGATTAGGTCAACGATGTGGATGACCTCATCGCTTGTTAGCATCCGGCCCTCGTTTTGCACCTTGTAAACTTTGCGGCCAATAGCTGAACGCTCAACCTCTACCTTCTCAGGATCAAGGTTGACTAGGTTTACAACCTGTCCTTGGGCATCTCTAAAGACACGAGTGTAAGAATTGCCATGCACCAACAAGCTAGAAAAGACCTGCTGAAAGAACGCTGCCCTTGTGCTTAGGTCAACATCTGGTTGGTCCAACCAAACTGGTCGGGGGTTCAAAGGTCGGCGAGTTGCACCAATCCTTAGATAAGCCCCACATGGCAAAGTCGAGATGGTGTCAGAGATAAGGCTGACAGCAGAAAAGAAAGCAACAATCTCAAAAGATTTTTTAGTTGTGACATTGACACCAGACTCGGATTGTAGCCCAAAGTCAAGGCCAGCTCCCCAAACAGTCTGAAAGCTAATCGCTCTCTTTTCACTAAACAAATTACTTAGCATTAGTTTCCTCGCTCAATAGCTATACCAAAGATGAGGATGCCAGCACCGAGCAGAACTAGACCTGCTGGTGGATAGATAAGACCTGCACCTACTGAGATTGTCAGGATGCCAACTGCCTGGAGAATTGTCGCTGTCATTACCAACCTAAATAAAGAATTGCGGGAGTAGTTCCTCAGCCTCTACTCTACCAACAGTCGCCCTATCAAAGGCTATGACCGCTGCTACTGCTGCGTCAATCTTGCGTGGTGATCCACGATGTTCTTTGACAATGCGTGGGCCAAGTCGGTCTGTTTTGATAACAGCGTTGCTTAGGTGTCGGGCTAAAGTCGGGTTGTTGTCATGGGTTAGGTTGCCCTCCGTGACGG